GCCATCTTCTTTAACCCCCTCCTTTCTTCTCTTTTCTTCTATGGCATCAAGGTATGCCATGATTTCTTTCATTCTACTTTGTCCCTCGTCGCTCTCCTCGAACTCTTTTAGTGCTTTAAGCCCCATCTTAGTCAAGCACCATTTACGCACTAATTCTGAGCACGTTGACAAATCATAAGACGGCCCTATCGGTTCGATAAAGCCGTCAAATATATCCTTTAGTTCTTTATACGTTTTATCCGTATCAAGAAAGAATGATTTACCACTATAACAATAATCACCGATTCTAGCCATAGTGTCCATCAATACACGATAATCTGGTGCTTCACCAGTAAAAGATATTCTATAAATCATCTTCTCATTCCAAACCCAGCTAGTTTATTTAAGTTTGAACCAAACGGATTGATAGGATTATTCTTTTTAGTATAGTTCCTCGAAGATACATAATCACTTATGTTTACACTTTTTGTCAAAGAGATTAAATCTTCTTCAAGTAGGTTTATAAAATACAAACCATAAATCATACTAATAACTCTATCCTTACGCCCGTTCTTTTCATCGTATACCCATCTTCCACTAGGCAATTTGACAATCTGCGTCTTAATTGCTTCATCAACTAAACTTGTTGTATTAGCAAATGGGCCAATCATATTATTAGCTCGTTCACGCATCAAATTGTCATTACTCGTTTTCATTGTCAAGTATTTATATCTTTTATTCAACTCTTGTACAGCAACATCATCTTCTACCAAAAGCGAGATACGTTTTCTCTGAAATTCAAGCTGCGCCGTAACCAACATGTTATACTGCATAGCCGAAGCACCCGCACCAGAAATTTGAATTGGAAATAATACAGGTTCGGCATTTGGGTCAGCGATACGCATATCATACTTTTCAACCTTGTTCATGGTTTTCCAGCCGGGATATCTACGGTTTCTAACCATATCTTTTGTAATATTACCACAAGAGTTTATGGTTTCAATACCAATAGCACCACCAGCGTCTATAACCGCATAGTCACACTCAAGGTCATAAAAGAGTTGTTTTACTCGTATAACCTGTTGGTCAAGATTTACACCGCTCATAACTTCAATATATGAAAGTTCTTTGTCATAGTAGTCTAAATCCTCAATACACCTGAACACAGTAAACACTGTCAAGTCGTTCTTTCGCCCACCACCAACAGCAATATCCATGCTCAAAACACGAATCTCTCTTGGTTCTTTCTTTTGATAGTATGGTAATGTTTTTAGTATTCCCTTACATTCAATATATTCATCATCCGTAGGAGGAATAAGAGGAACTCTAAGCTGTCTCGCGCTATTTACTTCGTCGAATGTAAACATAGCGCTTTCAGATTCGCCGTGTGGAATAACCTCAAACTCCATTCGCAAACCAGTTATGTCAGCGCCTCTGTCTCTAAATCGGTTTTCGATATAAGATTTTCTAATAATTCCACCCTCAACGGCAAACTGATATGGCAATGATAATGCTACCTTTGATTCATCACCAGCCGATATATCTTCGCAATATTGCTTAAAGTCTTGATAGCTCCATTCGTCCTTGTATCCAATAGATGTCAAATATATAGTCGAGTTATGTTCTCTCTCCATATACTTTCTATATCGTGGGTCCATCGCCCAGGGCTGGTCACGATTCGACTTAGTAAGGAACGGCATCAAAACGTTGTTTATCGTTGCCTTGCTCATAAGACGGCTCTCGTCTAAGATAAGAATATTAGCACGAGCGCCACGAGCCGTATCAGCGCAAACAACAGCTTCAATTGTAGAGCCATTCTTGAACTTTATAATAGCGCTATCTCGATTAATACTTATTGTGTCTATTTCTCTTTCAACGTTCGGTCGCCCGTTTTGTATCTCATACAACTTACTTGCGAACATTGTAGCCTGATGCATTGTTGAAGAAGCAACTTTAATCGTTATGTTAGGATACAAGACACATTTACAGATACAGAATACCATTGTCAAGAAAGACTTACCGATACCACGAGAAGCGAAGAATATAAGTGAGTTATCTTTGGTACAACTTGGAGAATCCATTAAGTATAATACAACTTGCTGGAATAAACTAAGTTTGATTCCAAGATACTCTGCGGCGAAACGATGAATGTTTAATCTCCAATAATCAATCCAATCATTGAAGAATTGAATTTTATGCTTCGCCATCAGTATCACCAACTTCCTCTACTTCTGAATTGTCGGAAGTCGAGTCGCTGGATTCTGTAACGCGATTAAAGTCTACGGTGTAATCTTTGTAGTTTTCCTCAAAGTCTCTTACATACTCATTGTCTCTGCCAAGAGTTCTTGAAATTGCCCCAGCAATAGACTTCCACAGTCTTTCAAAGCTATCAGCATCTTTAAACGCCTTATTCTTAGATATAATCGGCCCTTTAACTTCAGCCGCCTTTATAAACTCGCCCAAAGATGTAAACTGTGATTCAGAAGAACCGGATATGGACTGTTTCTTTGGAGTAAGTTCAGCGTCTTTCATAAGTGTCTGAAAGCTCCTAACTTTGTCTTTTACGTTTCCACCCTTTTCACGAGTTCTAACAATAGATAATTCCTCATAGCAAAGCTGAATTACAAGTTTTTCCCTTGACAATCCATCAATTTCGCATTTCTCATACCACTCATTATACTTATCCTCAAGCCAATATAAGTCAGCCTTTTCAAAGCTACCCCATTTTTGTTTTAACTTTGATAATGATGGGTACTTTCTCGCCAATTCATTATCGTCGTCCGCGCCTTTTGACTTTTTAACGGTAATATCGTCATATATTGGTGCCAAATCAAATGTTGGTATTACATCTCTAAAAGGCTCACCATGAAGGTTTGATTTGCAGAACGATAAATCGTCTTTCTTCTGTTCTTCAGAAAATGATAAAAGCGTAGCCTGATAATAGTCACTAAAAAACACACCATCAAGCACGCTCTTTTTGCCTTCTGCCGTGTTATAGAACTCCACATATTGTTCTAACACTTCAGATATAACAACAATATCCAACTTCTGGCTCATTATAACAAGAGCCTCTCTAATACCGTATTCTTTTAAATACTTGGAAAAAAGTTTTTTGGCGCAATCACAGCATATACTTGTAAGGCCATTGGATGTGTCTGAATATGATGTATAAAAATTCATACCAGCGGTACTTCTTTGTGGTTTAAACTTCAAACACACATTACACTGCTTATATGTCTCTGGAACTATAAAAACAGGCGTAGTGTCCTTACTAGGGCCTTTTTTACCAAAATATTCTTGAGCAACCATCCCATAGTCTCTCATTTTTTTATCTAATTCTTTTGGTAAAACTCTATATACATTTGGGTCGCCGTAAGCTATCATATTGTCTACGGCTTCTTTAATCTCATATATACTATCAGAAACAATTTCATCAATTGTGTTGTCAACAATAGCACTTAAATTGTTCTTAGCTTTATATCTCTCAAGTAATGCTATTTCTGCATTACTTAATGGCCCACGTCTACGTTTATATACACCAGTAGATGATGTAGATTTTGTTCTTTCCGACGGTTTTGGCATCGGTGGATGGGCCTTTGGTACTTCTTTTGGCATAGTATGCCCTCCATTTTCTCCATTTATTTCTCTCGATATGTTTAACATATCATATTGGAGCTGGCGACACGATTTGAACGTGCGACAGGCTGATTACAAGTCAGCTACTCTACCAACTGAGTTACGCCAGCGCAAACAAAAGGCCCGCCATGATACGCATAAGCAACAAATGCTCATAGGCTTGGCGGGCTTCATTCTCTATTATAATTTGATAACGGTGTTTATCGTCGTTTTAATTCCTGTATTTTCATCAATGATAAATGCTTGGTTCTTTCTTTCAGTTTGTACATAGCCTTGCTGATTCGACCAACGCGACCAACCGCTTACAGTTGGAAGTCTAAGAACCTCAACATATCCTTTTTTACTATATGCCATTTGGGTATGTAAATGCCCTAAGAACCAAATCATTGATTTACATTCACTCCACATGTCATGTGCTTCGACAGACATGATTTCAAGAGCTTTATCCGGCTTTATATCATGCGCAACGCCAACGATTACGCTACCAAACTTAAAGTATTTTCTTTCAGATGGGTCGCCATATACTTTTACAAGTTCATCGTTCCTGTAATATGCTTGAAGTGTATTCATAATACCGTACATGCTGTGATAGTCATGGTTACTAACAGCATATATCACATCAACAGGAGCAATCGCTGTAAGCATATTTATACCGTTGATACACAACTCAATGGCTTTATCAATAATAGTATGCCACTGATTTGAACAATCTTGGGGCGTTCCCTTTGTGGTAGTATTTGTGATATTATCAGCATTGATGAAGTCATTGCCAATAATAAACATCACCTTTTCAAACGACTGTCCATTTACCTCGTTTACTACGTCGTTTAAAACATAATAATAAAGAGACTCGGCAATTTCAAGATTATAGTCGTTACCGCTTACTTTCTTTTCAGAAAGAAGTCCAAGATGTAAGTCGCTAATGGGAACAACCAAGCATCTACCGTTATGTGTAACATGCACAAGTTTTCTGGATGGAGCTGGTTTGATTTTAATGTTACTAAAAGCCCTATCAATATTGGACTGGCTCCAAATAAACTCTTTTGCCGGACGAACAGTAATCTTAGAACTGTACATATCTACGATGCCAGAACCCTTTTTCTGTACGTTCCATCTGCTGTTCTTAGCAGAAACCAGTTCAAAATAGTCTTTATCAAATCCGTGCTTTTCTAAAAGCAACTCCGGTGTCAGTTCAGTATTATGAGCCACCGAAAAAGATTTTTCGCTCACCGTAGAGCCATCAGAAAGAAGCGATACAGTAACTGGCTTTTCTTCCGACTCTGAATCTACTTTAAAGAAGTTTTCGTCAAGGTGATTATCTTTTCGATACTTCCTTGAAATTGTACGGATTCTTTCCGTTGACAATTCAACACCAAATTCTTCTCTAACAACATCCGCTATTGAACCATAAAAAGCATTTTCATTTTTACGTTTCTTCTCAATACAAAGCTGTATTACACGGACTTCAATCTCGTTCATAACAGCACCCCACTTATTCTTGTGTTAGTCCAGAAGCATTGTCAACAACAGTAATTGTAACATCACAGCCGTTATAGTCGGCCAATACTTCTTCCAGTGTTACTGATGTTCCGTTTATCTCAATAATCGCACCATCATCAAGATTCAAAACACCAACAATCTTTCTACTATTAGAATCAAAAATACCATACTTGCTTTTCATTTCTTAGAAGTCAGCTCCATATATTTTTTTTTGAATGCCGGACGTACCTTGGCATACGGGAGTGTATGTGCTTCGGTATTGTAATATTTGCCTTTTGGAGTGAATCCCTCGCGTGCTGGGATGTTTTTCGCTCCCGTCTCTACACAAGCAAATTTGACTGTCTCTCCATTAATCACAGACTCGTTTATAATGTCCTCAAGAGCCTGAATGATTTCTGTTACCGGAGCTTTCAAATACCTTGTTCTCTGCGCTACTTCTGAAATTAATTTACCAGTGCTTTTCATTTCCGTTTACTCCATTCGTGTTAAAACAATTCAGATATATCTCCTACAATCGTTTCAACGATTCCGTACTTGAGTTGCTCTGAAGCATCCAAATACCAATCCTCTTTAAGTTTAGCATTGTAAAGACGGCTTGGAATTGTGGTTTTCTCAAGAACCCTATCTTTAAGTCTATTCAACTGCGATTCGTAATTTTTCGCAGAACTAATAACATCTGCGGCATTGCCGCTAATTCCGCTAGAACCCTGATGTATCAAGGCAACAGAATTTTTAGTACACAAACGCTTTTGGCATGAAATAAGAATCAAAAACGCCGCACTCATTGCCATTCCAACGTTTATACCCCACACAGGAGTCTTTGACAATTCAATAATGTCAACAAAATGATTACAGGAATATAAACTGCCACCGGGACTAAAAATCATCAATTTAATCGGTTTTCTATCTTCCACCCTAATTCCCGCTTTTTCATCTTCCATATTCCATTTCAGAATATACTTTGAATATTGAAGAAGCTGGTCGCCAATTTCATCATCAATCCAGATTACCCTTTCTTGGAGATTCTCATAAAAGGAAAGTAGCTCTGGCGATGGAAGTTTAACATTTTCCAGTTCCTCTGGAATAAAGATTGGCGAGAGTTCAAAATCCATATTTATATACCTCGTAATTATTGAAATAAGTCAGCAAATAATTTGCTTGTTTCACTTCTAACATCTTCATCAAGATAAATACAACCAAACATCTTGTTGCCTTTCAACTGTTCACACATCTTTACAAGAGGATTAGAAGTAGTTTTGTCTTTAATCGACTGCGCAAAGTCACCAGAAAAGAAGATTCTACTGTTTTCACCAACGCGAGTACCAACAAGTTTAATCTGCGCTTCTGACAAATCTTCGGCTTCGTCAACTAAGAAAATTGTTTTGTCATAAGTTGTGCCTTTCATATAGAAAGGAATTTCTGTCTCAATCTTACCAGACTGTACAAGATAGTCGTATTGGTTTGGGCCTTTAAGTTGTTGTTCAATGGGGCGGAAGAATCTAATGGTTTTATCTTCAAATGTCCCCTTTAAGTAACCAATATCTTTACCCTCACCGTTTGGCTCTCTTATACCAAGAATCTTACTTTGTTCATTTTTATCAAGTACAAAATAAGACGCCATCTGCATACACAAGTATGTTTTTCCACTACCGTAACCGCCGAGAACAGCAACAGTTGTAATGTCTCTGTTCATAAGCAAATCAAGCGCACAACGCTGTAACGCATTCTTTGCCTTTACAACTTTTGAATCAGGTAATGAAAGTCCAACGAATCTTTCTCCTGTCCACCGCATTTCAGTTTCTTCGCCGGTTGAAACATCTTTGATTAGGATATATTCATTCGGATATAGCGTGCTTGTGTCTATTTCGTCGAAGAACCTATTGATTGTATCTGTTGTACCAACAACTTCGATATATCCTTTGTATATTGGCGCTTTAGAATAATCAATATGCTTCGCCCTTACACCAATAGCAACAGCCTTTTGATACATGTTCAAATCATGCGTATAAAGAACAGATTCTCTGTCGAGAAACATAATTGTCTTTGAAATAGCAATGATTCTATTATCATTGGTTGCGCCATCTAATATTTCAAGAGTTCTACCGTCGGCCTCGATTGGATATTCAATAGTGTTTGATAGAGCTAGTCGGCTAATAGCCTTTAGCCCATTGCGAGCTTTATATGAACGAGTTCTGTCAGAGCTGTGATTGTGTCTGTCTAGTTCTTCAAGAACAGGAATCGGTATATATATTTTTTCACCCTTATACTTGTTCACATCAAAATCTTCCATGAACATATTGGTGTCAAAGATATAGGACATTTACTTATCTCCCAATCTATTTTTATTTTTGATAAATCTCAAGTAGTTCTCATAGTCCGTTTCAACAATATAGTAATACTTGTTGTTCTTACCAGAGTGTGAAATCGGATTTCTGCATTTGAAACCAGAACTCGCTATCTCGTTTTCGTATTCCTGCTTCGTTATCTTTATCAAACTGTATAACACCTTTCTGGAGAAAAATATTATTATATATCTCCTATATATTTTTAGAGTACTTTTTCTTAGAGGGGCTGAAAATATTATAGAATATCTATGTGTTTTTAGGGCCTAAAAAATGAGCCAAACTTTCAACACTTTCTAGCCTCAACCGTTTGTTTTATCCTTATCTCTCTAGCACACGTCTTACAATACTTCCTCCATTTACCGCTTACACGCACCATTTTGCCGCAGGATTGACATTCAATATAACGCGACTTTCCAGTATAGTTGCGGTAATAGGCGCATATGTTGTCGAAGTCGTTGACGGCAAGGACGGGTTTGCCGTGTGTTGTGTTGACGTTGAATAGGATTTCGACGTTGCTGTTGCGGCAAATACGGATTAGTCCAAGTTCTTCCATTCGTCTAAGAATTGGATATATTGCTTTTGTAGAACTTAGACCACACATTTTTGAAAACTTACTGTATTTACAATTGAGATAAGCCTGTTGACCAAGTTTTTCTCTTATACGCTTTATAACCATTAGACAAAATAGAACCTCATTAAACTTGTTTGTTTCTTTCAAGGATTGAATAAACTCAATCTCTTTATCAGTAATGCCAATGGAACCGACTTCAACTATCGTATTCTTCTTAGCATTCGCAAGAATGGATTCTATTTTGTCAAAATACTTTGCTTCGTTGAAATTTTCAAAATGTGTATTACAGAACTCTATTACTTTTGTTTTTACTTCTTTAGGCTTATAACCAATGTAATAGAAATATTTTGCTAAGATATTAAGCTCATACATTCTCCTGTTTGTGAGGAATCCAGAGTTCAGCATCTTTTTAGCATATGATATTTCGTTATATTCATTGACCAATTAAGTCTACCTCCAAGATGTTGTAACTATCAAACAGGTACTCGTATTCGCCATCATCTTCAATTTGAGGAATAAGAACTTTCTTAGATGATTTGTTGTATACGTTATAGAACATTACTTTGCCAAATGTTCTCCATAATATATCTTTGTTGCTTGATTTCAGGTCAACGTAGAATATTTCCACAAGATAGTTCACAAGCTCCGATGAATTTGAACAGATTCCGGTCATTGTATCTTTGAACAGGTCATATTTGTTCATCAACTTTCGTTCTTCTTCCGGCAAGTATTTCAAAGAAGAAGAATAATCACTCATTGAAATATCTTCCTTTAGGAATCTGAAGAAATCTTTGACCGCCTTTTTAACCGAGTTGTATAACGCCATATTCTTCTCTATTGAATCATTCATATATATCTTGTAGTCATACGGTTTATCTGAATTGAAACGCTTTATATCGAAATCAACGCTTTCTATATAACGGCATATCCTATTCATTTCACAATCAGATTCAATAAGAGGATTTCTGTAATTCATTGAAGCAAGATAATATTTTTCTTTCTCTGTAAGCTCCGATTCGTTTTTGCCTTTAATCTCGTCCAAATCTATTCCATAAATCTGTCTATACGATTCTTCTTCTCGTAGAAACTTATTATATGCCGAACGACTGTCTTTATAGAGATATTTGAAGAAGTATGGTTTCTTTTCAACGAGAATACTGTTAAAGAACTCTTTCTTGCGTTTTACTTCGTCACTGTCTGAATCTTCTATTCTTTGATAGTTCGCCCAATGTTGCGGGAATTGTTTCGTCTGAACACCTTTTGCTTTATCAATCGCGTTACCTTGTGCCACTCGTGTCATTATAAGACGTCGTTCCAATTCTGCATATTGCGGGCTTTGTGGGTCGTACATCGGCAACATGGCATACATAGATGTACTTTTATTTGTTATCGAACCAATCTCTGAACCAAAGGCAAGTAGGTCTGCTTTATATAAATCCTCTTGAGTAAACTCAATTTTCTGCGATAGCTTCTTTTGGTATGTTACAGCCAAATCATCTTTATAAACACCCTTGATGATTGTTGGATTTGATGTCGTTGCGACTATATCCATATCGAAATCTGAATCTGCCCATCGTAAAACATCATCGCTATGAACATTCACAATGATTCCTGTTCCAAGATATCTATACCAATGATTTAACTCGTCGTTGTTTTTGAGATTCAATATGTTGTGTTCACTTCGATATGTGAGCGGAGAGCGCATACTGTCCACTAAATCAACATTTCTATCGTTCCAGTATTTTGAATAATACTCTCTTTCACCAAGAAGTCCATTTGGTTCAAGACCACAAACATGTTCCATCATTGCGTATGGGTCAGAAACCAAAACTTGATAATTTCCATTTACAACAAGTTTACCCATACATGCGCTTTTGATTTTGTTTACGATATTGTCGTAAATCTTATCTGACACATATTTGTCGTTTATAACATTATGGTTTACAAGTAACGATTTCAACCAATAGTTATCACTACTATTGATGAAATTCACAACACCTTTCTTTCCAACAGACTTTCCCATCAAGAACAAAGACGTATACATTATGTTGTCTCTTGCTACGCCTTTTATCCAGTCTACCGTTGGTGCGCACAGTTGTGAAACATCTTCATCATCTAATTTCAACGTTTGAAGTGACTGATAGTTCAAATACAAACAGTTGGAATCATATTTCGGAGTATATCTTGAGATTCCCCACGAAAGTTTGTTGTTTATACAATTCCTTTCATATTCTTCATAACTATCATAGCACCCTGCCATTTTGAATTGTGATTCGCTAATTATAACGTCGATGTTTCTAAGGTCAGCCATCTTTGGTGTTCCATTTTCGTTCTTATAAATCGTTTCTATAAGATAGTTTCCACCGTTTATCTTTTCACAGAACTCTTGGATAGGGAATGTACAAACCATTCCCTTTATCCAAGCATTACGGATACACCATTCTGATGGAATCCAATCAAGTTCAAGTTCGTGTGCCCATCGCTCGCTTTGTTCTGGTGATATTAGTCCCATTCCATCGAAGTAGTTATATTCAATCTCTACTTCTTTTCTCTCTATGATATCGTCACACAATGGTTCGTCTATCTCTGTTACATAGTTTACAAGAGTATTTCTTTTCATAAGGCAATCCGATACTACACAAACTCTTGGTGTGCTAACAGGAATCGTTGCCGAACTACTCAATCCGAAATATGCGTTAAACTTGCTTGGATTTAATTTCTTATCATGTCTACCATTGTTCAAACGTCTATACAGTTCGTCCGATATATCTTGCTGAACCATGATTATCGTATTTACTCTTGCCTGTGACGCCGAACATGAGAACCTAATATATTTCTTTCCATTTATTGTTAATCCATTATAGAATAACTTTTTGTAGTGTGAGGGACGAGTGATAATGACAGATACATATTCTGGAACAAACATCATCATATTGATTTGTTTGTTGATTTCTCTTATCAAAGAAGCATTTGTTTTTGATGATGGGAGCTTCTTTATATCGTCCCTCTTTTTGAAAAGCAACTCAAGTTTATATCTATCTATATATCTCTGTTGAATATCTCTGATGCTTCTAAGCATCTGACTATCCGAGACAGCTATAATTTGGTCGCCATCCTTAGCCTGCTTGAATGATAAATTTATATTGTATTTGTTTTGGTCTAAGAATTTAGACTCAAATTTATAGATATAGAACTGTCTGTTTATCAATTAAATCTTCTCCATCAATTATTCTTTATTGAATATCCGCTAAATCAGTTTCGTTCGCTTTGTCAAACACATATTCCAACTTGTTCAGAAAATCCTCAAGAGACTGCGGGTTCTCGTAATATAGAATATCAAACAGGATTTCGTCGATACATTCATCAAGTTCAGTATCATTATTTACAACAAAGTTTACTTCTTTTTCAATTCCTCGAAAATCTTTTTCATCCGCGAAATATCTACGCTCAATTTCTTGTTTATCATCTCCACGGTCAAGCTGTCTCAAAATTCTCAGTCCGCTCTCTACGTTCAAATAAAAACTAATGTGTGGGATTTCAAGTTCTTTGAAAGATTTCAAACCATTTGGATTTAGAACGAAAACCATATTGTTTGATTTGTCAATCTCACTTTTCGGGGTTCCGTATCTCCATCCTCTATATTCAGCCCATTCTAAGAACTCACCATTCTTAAGTTTTTTATTGAACTGTTCGTTTGTCAAAAAGTAGTAGTCTACGCCATCTACTTCGCCATCGCGCATAGGACGTGTCGTGGCTGTTACCGCTTTTGTATATTTAAAGTCGTCTGATAATGCGTTCGCAACTGTACTCTTTCCAGAAGCGCTTTTCCCGACTATTATAATATTTCCCATAAATACAACTCCTTGTTCTTCTTTATAAAGTCAAAGATGGAATATACTTCGTACCAATTGTTTACAACGTATATATCATCATTTGGCTCAACCTTGTTCCATTCTCCGTTTTCGACGTTTTTCATCAGTATCTTTATTTTAGCGTTAGAGCTATGTAAACAACCAATGTGGTCGTCAATAAACACACTATTATGCATGTCAACGCTACTCTTGTCACTTCGTCCATTGTTCTCTATTCCATAGAATGTTAATTCTAAATTATTTTCCTTTAAAAATCTTTTCTTGTTTTCTAGATTATCCTTTGTTCCAATTGTAACGATTGAAATTTCATCGAAGAAGTCTTTGAAAGCATCAACTGTTTCTATCATGTTTGGAAAAATTTTCAATCTCTCAAACATCTCGTCTGAATTGAAAAACTTTTCTATGTCCCAATATGAACATTCTGGAAATAAATCACTAAAATCATATTTTCTTAGCTTTTCAAAGTTTTCGTTCTTGTCGAAGTGTTCGTTTAACATATCAACTATCACTTCTGATGAATTTGCTATCGTGTTGTCAAAGTCAATAAATAACTTCACGATTCTTCTACCTCCTCTCTGTTAAAGAGTATTTCTATACTATATGTGCTTCTTGTTCTCTTTTTCTTTGAAGGAATCAATAAACCATCATACTCTATCACGTCTTTTTCATTTATGCTTTGTTTATCAGTATCAACTATGAATCTCAAAAAATCATCTATGTCAAGATAATAAGTATGTTCCGTTCTTCTAAAGTTTAGCAGGAACCCTGCTGATATTCCATGAAACAATGAGAACTTACATAGTCCATCTATTTGACATGCCTTTATACTTTTGTTGTTTTCTGTTAAAGAAAATGGAATGGATGTGTTCTGTGTGCTTTTAAGCTCCAATGCTATTAGATTTGGATATTTGTATAATAGCGCATCACATTGATTGTGAAGCGAGAATCTTGTTGTTGCTCCTTGTCCAAATCCTTGAGCGGGGTCTTTTATCCTGTAATACATGATGTTGGACGGTATACTCTCTTTTATCTCGTTTTCAAATATTTTGCCAGCGTTTGGCATTGTTTCGCCTCCTTTACATGCATTATACCACATTCGAGATAAAAAGTCAATACCCTCCTGCAAATCGTTATCATTTGCCATAATTCAAGTATATCATAAACTTAACAAAAAGTCAATACCCTATATTATTATATTAATTAATTATATATAATATACACGTGTATAGATATACAGTTGTTTATAACTATATACGTGTATATCTTTGAACACGTGTATAGTTATATACGTGTATTAAATATATACACGTATATATATCTAATAAAAAAATTATTTTATTTTTTTTAATTATTAATTTATAGATATTAAAACGTGTATAAAGATATATACGCGTATATATTTACACGTGTTTAGATATACAGACTTATAATAATATAATAATCTATTTTTCTAGTAGATATATAACCGTATAGATATTCTTACACGTATATATCTATACATGTGTAAAAGAAGATATACACGTGTATAGATATACCGACTTGATACCATTCACAAATTGTTTACAAAGTAGGGTATTGACAAGTAGGACTAAGTGTGATATAATATACCCATAGTGATTGTTGTGTGTGTTGTAATTATTGTGTGAGTTGTTTGTTTTAATGTAACCATACTAGCGAACTACGTTCGCTAGATAGTATGTTTTGTGTTGAGTTTATTTGACGTGTATTGTGATTGTATGATATAATATAACTGTAAGGTAGAGAAGCATCTACCAATCAGTAATATTTAACTTGGAGGGCTTATTATGTTCAATGCTATTTGTGGTTTGTTTGGTATTTTGTTAGTTATTTATGCTCTTGTTGGAGCGGCTACTCTTGTGTTTAACACTTGTATGTCTTTAGGAGTAGTAGGGCTTGTTATACTTGTAGCTATGGCTATTTATGGGCTGAAGTGGATTTATTCGTAGTCTAGCAATACGGAATTTTATATGGGTGTATTATAGGAGTATAAAAAAAGCCCCACCCGTAGTGTAAATACAGGGGGGGTATAGGACAATTTGTTGTTATGTAGTGGGGTGAAAGTGTGTTTCGGCTTGTTGGAGATACCTACTAAGCCCCCACAGCAAAATTATACTCCGCGTATAATGTAAACCATGGGGGATACTACGGTTGACACTCAGCAGTCGCGGCGGTTGAGTGCTAATACAGCCCCCGCCCCCGTCTGCTTCACTGCCCGCCGTATTTGTGCGCAACACGCCGCGCGGATACTGCGCCGGATATTTTGCCGCGCGCCTGGTTCTCGTCCTCCGCATCCCATTCCATGGGCGGGGCTAGTGTGTAATCGCGCCCCGCCGCCTTCAACAGGCTGTCAAGCGCGGCGACATCGATGATACCACGGCCCGCGCCCGTGTTGAGGTCATAAGCTTTGAACTGCGCGGGCTTGTATGGATACAATGCCCAGCATAGACGGCCGGGAACGGTTAGAACGTAGGATTCAACCAACATTTTATCTGTTAGCATATCGTTAGCACTCCTCCATATAAAGTGCTAGGCGGGGCTTGCGCCCCGCCTA